GTAAATTTTTCTCTCAAGAGTACATTAATAAGAAGGTTCTTAAATTGACTCAAGCAGAAATAGATGAAATTAAAGATCAGATGGAGAGAGAGAAGGCAGAAGCAGCTCCTCCAGAGGGGGAATCAGAGGATCAATTTTCTGAATTTGACCCATCATTAAATAAACCTAACTTGAAAGTAATTAATAGTTAGAGTTTATAAATAGTATAAATATAATAGATAAATAAACGTATATAGGAGTTAGTTATTATGTCCGAAATGTCTGCAGTTGAAAATATTGTAGCGTTATCCGTGAATGGTGATGCAGGAGAAGTAAAATCCGCAATTAACAGTGCGCTCCAGCAGAAGATACTGGTAGCATTAGAAGATAAAAGAAAAGATATAGCAAGTACTTTTTTAACCAAAACAGAGGCAGACCCGAAAGGGCCGGAAAGTTCAGGGGAATAATAAATGGCAGCTGAAACACAAAAATTAGTTGATACCGAAAGAAAAGTAGTTTATAAATTTTATAGTAATGTAGCAGAGACAGATGTCAAGAAAGTAGATGTATCAACTCTTAATTGGGCTAAACATACTCTTACTTTATCCGCTCCTTCGACAGAAAACTTTAAAGTTGGTGAAGTAATAACAACCGCCGCTACGGAACATTTTCTTGTTACTGGATTCACGGCTGGAGCATCTACTGTAGAAGTTGTTGGATGGGACAATACAAACAAAACAGCAACAACTATTCTAACTACTATGTCTAATGGAGATGCTATTGTTGGTGGAGTATCAGGAACACACACTGAAACCGTTGCAAATAGTGGAAATCTTACAGAATTAGATTACAATGTTTTAGTTACTAAAATACAATGGATGACAAACGGAGAAAACGTTAAGATTGAGTGGGACGGATCAAGTACAGAGGCTGTTGTTGCAAGTATTGGTGGTAATGGAGTTCTCAATTTACCATCTCAAGAATTTCCAGGAATTGGAAGTAATGCAACCGGTGATACAGGTGGAGTTTTAGGTGATATTCAGTTTTCCACAGTTGGATTTGCTTCGGGTGATGATTATACAATTATTATGGAATGTAAAAAACAAGCACCAGGATATGATATTCCTCAATATGAACTAAATACTAGTTTGGGATTCCCAGTTGATTTTGTATTAGGCAATAGATAGGAGAAAAAAAATGAGACTTATTTGCGAAACACTTGAAGATGTAGAATTTGTATGTGAATCCACTAGTACAGGTGGAAAGAATTACTTCATTGAAGGTGTATTTATGCAAGCCAATGTAAAGAATCGCAATGGTAGAATATATCCAAAAGATATATTACAAAAAGAAGCTAAGAGATATGAACAAAATTATATCAACCAAAACAGAGCGTTTGGTGAATTAGGACATCCAGAAGGTCCTACTGTTAATCTTGAAAGAGTTTCCCATTTAATACAATCACTAAAAATGGAGGGGAACAGTTTTGTCGGTAGAGCAAAGGTTATGGATACTCCTTATGGGAAAATTGTAAAGAATTTAATTGATGAGGGTGCTCGTTTGGGTGTTTCATCTAGAGGAATGGGCTCGTTAAAGCCTGCGGGGCGTAATGTTAGTCAAGTACAAGATGATTTTTATCTTGCTACTGCTGCTGATATTGTCGCTGATCCTTCTGCACCAGCGGCTTTTGTCAATGGTATTATGGAAGGAAGAGAGTGGATATGGGATAATGGATTACTCGATGAGCGAGAAATTACTCGAATTAAACATGATATACAGCATAAAAGTATTAATGAAGTTAAGGCTTTTGAAACTTTTATGTCAAAGTTATGAATTTACTAAATATAATTACAAACAACAACAAATGCATATAATTAAAGTACAGGAGATTTAAATGTCTGAAGAATTAACAAACCAAGAGTCTGAAGAGATGACGGAGAAAGCACTTTTCGAAAAACGGAAGGTTGCTGCTGAGCAAGGTTCTTCAGATGATGAAGAAGAAGTAGATGAAGAAGTTGATGGGGAAGAAGAAGACGAAGAAGAAGTTGATGAATCTCAAGATTTCGGAGACCAAGCGCGTAAATCAGATAAAGGCGCAAAAGAGAAAGAAATTAAGTTACCTGAATCAGTATTACCTAAAACAAAAAATGGTATGCTTAAAGCTGTTTATGAAGTTCTTAATAAGTTGAAAAAGGATGAATTATCAACGAAATACGAACAAATTCTAACTGCTGCATCTCTCATTGAGTCTGATGACGAAGATGAAGATGATGATGAAGAACCAACTACAGAAGCAAAACGTACTAAGGCTGCAGTAACTGCTGAAGACCTTACTATCGATGTTAAAGATGACGTTGCTGCATTGGTAGAAGGTGAAGATGGACTTACTGAAGCATTCAAATCAAAAGCCTCAATTATCTTTGAAGCTGCTGTACAAGCAAAAGTTATCGAAGAAGTTAACAAAAAACTGACAGAACTTGAAAGTGAGCATGTTACAGAGCAAAAGGTAGTTTCTGCTGATTTCCAAAAAGGTCTTACAGAAAAGGTTGATGGTTATCTTACTTATGTCGTAGAAGAGTGGATGAAAGAAAATGAATTGGCAATCGAAAAAGGAATTCGTTCCGAATTGGTTGAAGATTTCATGTCTGGATTAAGAACTCTTTTCTCAGAACATTACATCGACATTCCTGAAGAGAAAGTGGACATGGTTGACGACTTATTCACAAAAGTTGATGACTTGGAAACTTCTTTAGATGAAGAGATTAATCGTGGAGTAGAACTCCGAAAAGAATTGGCAGAGTTTCAAAAGAGTGATGTCTTAAAGTCTACAACCAATGATCTAGCTGATACCGATTCAGAGAAAATCGCAAAGTTAGCAGAAGGCATCGAATATGAAAATGCTGAACAATATACAGAAAAATTAAACGTCTTAAAGGAAAGTTATTTTCCTAAGACTAAATCTACCACATCTGAAATTAGTGAAACAGATGAAAACCTTCAAGTATCTGAAGAACAGTCTCCAGTAAGGCTTGATGAGAATATGAGTAAATATACTTCAGCGATACGTCGCTACAACAACAATTAATTTTTAATTCTTTTAGGAGAAAAATATGTATTTATCTGAAGACCTTCAGAAAAAATGGGGTCCGGTTCTTTCACACGAAGACCTTCCCCCAATTAAAGACAGCTATCGTCGCGCTGTCACTGCAGTTCTTTTGGAAAACCAAGAGACCGCAATGCGTGAACAAACTACACAAGACGGTGGAATGTTTGGTAATATTCAAGAAGCAGCCCATGCAAACAAGACAGGTGGAAACATCGATTATGTTGATCCCGTTTTGATTTCACTAGTCCGTAGAGCAATGCCTAATCTTATTGCTTATGATGTTTGTGGTGTTCAACCAATGAACGGTCCTACTGGATTGATTTTTTGTATGAAATCACATTATACCTCACAAGATGGTGCCGAAGCTGGTCACGATGAAGCTGACACATCCTTTTCTGGTAGTGGGAGTGGACATTCCGCTAACAGTAACCCAGCAGATGCTAGTATGACAACTGGTACTAGTGTAACGACAGCAGTTCAAGAAGCTGATGTTACTATTCCAGAGATGGCGTTTGCAATTGACAAAGTAACAGTAACCGCTGGATCACGTGCACTCAAAGCTGAGTACACAATGGAATTGGCTCAGGATCTTAAAGCCGTTCACGGTTTGGATGCTGAAACTGAATTGTCAAATATTCTTTCCGGAGAAATTTTGGCTGAGATCAACCGTGAAGTTATGAGAACTATCTACACAACTTCTAAGCCTGGTGCACAACACAATGTTGCAACAGCTGGTACTTTTGATCTTGATACTGATTCTAACGGACGTTGGTCAGTTGAAAAATTTAAAGGCTTGATGTTCCAAATTGAACGTGAAGCAAATGCAATTGCTAAAGACACACGAAGAGGAAAAGGTAATATTCTTATTACTTCCTCAGACGTTGCTTCAGCATTAGCAATGGCGGGACAACTATCTGGTGTTCCAACTGGAAATGATATTCACGGTGATGATACTGGTGCCACAATGGTCGGTACTCTTAATGGTCGATACAAAGTTTTTGTTGATCCTTATGCTCCTACTTCTGCAACTAACTTCTTCACTGTTGGTTACAAAGGTTCATCTGCATATGACGCGGGACTTTTCTATTGTCCTTACGTTCCGTTGCAAATGGTTCGTGCAGTTGGTGAGAACTCTTTCCAACCAAAGATTGGTTTCAAGACACGTTATGGTCTGGTTTCTAATCCTTTTGCCAATGATACAGATGCCACTAATAACGGTGTCGGTACAGGCGCACTTACAGCTAACCTTAACAGGTACTATCGCCACGTTATCGTAGCAAACTTGATGTAATCCTTTTTTAAGGAATACAGAGAACGGGGTGGGCTTTTGTCTACCCCTTTTTTTACGCCTACTAAATAGTAGAGAACACTATAACATCTAAAAGGATATATGGCATTAAGTACCCAACCAGAAAACATAAATCCCCTAACCGAAGTACAATTTAAATTTGAACTTCAGGCTTTACCTAAGACTACATTTTTTGTTCAAACGGTTAATTTACCTGGAATAACATTGTCTGGAATATCCTATGGTCTCCCACAAAGAGAGGGACTTATGTTGCCAGGTGGTTCAGTAGAATATGAACAATTAATTGTAGGTTTTATAGTTGATGAATATTTAAAAAATTGGCAAGAAGTATTTACATGGATAACTGGTAAACCTGAATATACAGATGGTGTATTAACTATATTAAGTAGTTCAATGAATCCTACATTAGAGATTCATTTTGCAAATATGTTCCCTACTAATTTAGCAGAAATACAATTTGATACTACAGTAATGGAAACAACAAATTTAATAACACAAATTACTTTTGCTTATAGTGAATATACTATTAAGAATCTATTAAATAATTAATAATAAATTATGAAATTTGAAGAAATACAAAAATTATGGTCAAGTGATTGTACTATTGATGAAACTGAATTATCTCAAGAAGCAGTAAAAATTCCCCAATTACATAACAAGTATTTAATACTATATTCCAATGAAAAATTAAAATTCAAGGATATGAGTTTTATATTTACTAGTCTCCGTAGAAGAAAAAGAGATTATTATAGTGGAAGAATGACTGAAGAAGAATTAGAAGCTGTGGATTGGGAACCATTTCAATTAAAATTACTCAAAGTAGACATACAAGAATATATAGATTCAGATGAGAATGTAATAGAATCTAAAAAATTACTTGCAGTACAAGAAGAAAAGGTGAATTATTTAGAAGCTATAGTTCGAAGTCTCACCAATAGAGGATATTTAATTAAAAATGCAATTGACTGGAAACGTTTTACAGCAGGGAATTGAGGATATTAGTATATCTAAGCATGATGAGGTATACTTAAAAATCCATTGTGAACCATCTGTTGCTCAAGAACTATGTGATTATTTTACGTTCTTTGTTCCTGGATATACGTTTATGCCCTCATATCGTAATAAAATCTGGGATGGTAAAATACGGCTATTCAATATTCACACTAGATACCTCTATAGTGGACTTCTTGAATATGTTTTTATATTCGCTGAAAAAAGAAACTATAAGATAATTCCTGATGGGGATTGGTGGAAACCTCTCAAAATAGAAAAAAATCAAAACTTTATTGATAGTCTCAATCTACCATTTGTTCCTAGAGATTACCAACTAGAGGCGTTTCATCATGCTCTGTCATACCAAAAAGCATTATTAGTTTCTCCTACCGCAAGTGGAAAATCTTTAATAATCTATCTAATTGTACGAGCATTGAATGTTAAGACTTTAATAATCGTTCCTACCACATCATTAGTATCTCAATTATATACAGATTTTCAACAATACGGGTGGGATTCTGCAAAATTTTGTCATCAAGTTTATGCGGGTCAAGATAAGATATCAGAGAAGAAAGTTGTTATTTCTACATGGCAATCCATTTATAAACTCCAAAAGAAAAGTTTTGAACCATACGAATTAGTAATTGGAGATGAGGCTCATGGATTCAAATCAAAATCTCTTACATCTATTATGACTAAATGTGTAAATGCTAAACATCGAATTGGTACAACAGGAACCTTAGATGGGACACAGACACATAAATTAGTGTTGGAGGGTCTATTTGGTAGGGTTTATAAGGTTACAACAACTAAAAAATTAATTGATAGAAAACAATTAGCAGAATTCCGTATAAGTATTATAATATTAAAATATCCTGAAGAAATATGTCAGGCAATGAGAAGAACTAAGTATATGGAAGAGATAGAGTTTTTAGTAGGAGACGCTAAAAGAAATAAATATATAAAAAATTTGGTATTATCTTTAAAGGGTAATACGTTACTTCTCTTTAGATTAGTGAAAAAACATGGACGTATTTTATACAATATGATAAAGGAGGAAGCAGATGACAATAGGAAAATTTATTTTGTACATGGCGGTACAGAAACCGATACAAGAGAGCAAATACGAGCAATTGCTGAAACAGAACACGATGCGATCATCGTGGCTAGTTATGGGGTATTCAGTACCGGCATCAACATTAGGAATTTGCATAACATTATTTTCGCTAGTCCTTCTAAGTCTAGGGTCAGAAATCTACAATCGATAGGTAGAGGACTAAGGATATCAGAAAATAACCAAGAAACCGTTTTATATGATATTAGCGATGATTTCTGTGCAGGAGCTAGAAAGAATTTTGCTTATCAACATTTTGAAGAAAGACTTAAAATATATGAAGAAGAGAAGTTTCCTTATAAGATTTTTAACGTTTCTCTTTAATTTGCTTTTGTTAATGTTTCCGCCCCAACAGGCTTATTATATCACCCTTTTACCATTTGTCAAGCCTTGACTTATTAGAATTCCATGATATAATGAATTATAGATTAAAAACAATCATTTATTGGAGTATATTATATGGCAAAGCGAAAAAAAGTCGCCAAGGCGCATTATGTAGATAATGCACAATTTTTAGAAGCGATGATAGAGTATAAAAAGGAACTCTCAATTACAATTGAAAATAATGAACTTCCACCACAAATTTCAGAATATTTAGGATCTGTATTTCTAAAAATAGCTCAAAGATTATCTTTTAGGCCAAATTTTATAAATTATACCTTTAAAAATGATATGATTTCTGATGGGATAGAAAACTGTTTACATTATGTCCATAATTTTAATCCAGAAAAATCAAAGAATCCTTTTGCTTATTTTA